AAGTTGTTCTACTCCTGCAAGGTAAAGAACAAGAGTAAGTGGGCTGGCATCTTCAATCTAGGACATGAGGTTCGAGGAGCGGGTAAGAAGCCCAAGCGACGAACCCGTATGAAGAAGTCGGACTTCAAACGTCACGTTGTCAACGAGACAACCGTGTTGTATAAGACAGTCGGAAGTCAATGTACCGATTGCGGGGGCAAGGGACGCTACACAGCGCGTAAGAAGGATGGTACGCTAGGTAAGGCTATCAGAGTGTGTAAAGCCTGTGAGGGGGCTGGTGTGCGCTATACACCAACAGGTCAGGTTGCTGGCTTCAAGTTAGTACCCCGTGACCCCTACGATGTTGCTGCTGCTGGATTCAAGACTGACAAAGAAACCCTAGAGAGTATGTTTACATCCCTGAGAGGAGAAGCCCGTGAATTTGCCGAAGCTTACATACGTTACAGTGCGGTTAGAACCTACCTTCGTTCGTTTGTTGAGGGGATGGAGAACAACATGGATGGCGAGGGTTTCATACACACAGAATTTATGCAGTGTGTTACAGCGACGGGTCGCCTTTCGAGTCGCAATCCTAACTTTCAGAATATGCCACGAGGCTCTACCTTCATTATACGACGGGCTGTTGAAAGCAGGTTCGAGGGTGGTTCGATATTGGAAGGGGATTACGCCCAACTAGAATTTAGAGTGGCAGGGTTTCTTGCAGATGATGAGGGTATCAAACATGATGTGGAGATAGGTACAGATGTTCACAATTATACTGCCAGTGTTATTGGATGCTCCAGACAGGATGCCAAGGCCCATACCTTCAAGCCGCTCTACGGCGGGGTGTCTGGTACGGAAGACCAGAAACGCTATTACAACGCTTTCAAAGAAAAGTATAACGGCGTTACAAAATGGCACGAGGAGTTGCAAAAGCATGCTGTTATGAAAAAGCACATCCGACTGCCATCAGGTAGACAGTATGCTTTTCCACAGGCACGTTGGACTGATTGGGGTACGGCTACTGACCGCACTGCAATCTGCAACTATCCTGTTCAAGGTTTTGCAACTGCTGACTTACTACCTATGTCCTTGATTTTATTAGATAGGAAGGTACGAGAGTTAAACATGAAGTCTGTCATATGTAACACGGTTCACGACTCTATAGTTATGGACGTATACCCCAGTGAAGAAAAACAATGTATTGACGTTATGGCAGAGTGTATGTTAGCTATCCCTATGGAATCAAAGGAAAGGTATGGTATCGAATACAACATGCCAGTTGGTATCGAATTAAAAATAGGAAAAAACTGGCTTGACTTGGAAGAGGTACTTACTGTATAATCCTTTTACGTACAAAATCCCAGTTAGGAGAATTACTCATGGGAAATGAAATTGAAATGATAAATGATGACTTGAATAACTTCCTCACCGCTTTTGATGAGGGTAACGAAAAAGAACTCATGGAATTGAGTGGGCAGGCTGACGGCGATAGTAAACCTAAGATGGGTTTGCCTCGCTTGACCATTAATTACGAGCAGGAGACTGACGACGGCATCTCGTTACCGCGAGGAGCATGGCGAATCTGGAACGGTTCCGGCGTTGTCTATGCTGACGATGTTCAGATACGGCCTCTCCTTCGAACCTTTGAGTGGTCTGTATGGGACCAAGAAGAGGGTCGCTTCTCTTGTAAGTCTGTTCAGAAGAATAAGCTAGGTGGCGAGTTCCCGGATACCCTAGGTGGTAATAAGTGTGGGCGGTTGTCTAAGCAAGAAGAGGAAGCCTTAACTCCTGATGACCCGCAGGTTCTGTTGAGTCGTTCGGTAAACTGTAATCAGGTTATCTATGGAGTGATGGATGCACCTAATGCAAAGAATGCTCAAGGGGTTGAGGCTCCAATAGAAGCTATGCCGTTTATTGCATACTTCAAGCGTTCTGGTTTCCGTCCTGTTAGCGACTTCATTCAGAAGCAGCTTACTGACCGTAAGATAATGATGCAGAAGGCAGTGATTAACTTCACTACTGAAAAGCAGAAGAACGGTGGTGTGGTGTACTGGACTCCAAAGCTATCCCTAGTAAAGGAAGTTAGCATCACTGACGGTGACAAGGAACTTATGAAGAAGTTCGGTGAAACTGTCGTGGCTCATAATGAGTCCGTGTTCGAAGACTATAAGCAAGCGCAGAAAGCAATGTCTAACCCAGCCGATATTGACCTAGAACAACGTCTGGCTGGATAATATGCTTCCGCTTGTAGAGGTACAGGACTTTCTACAAAGAGCAGGGCGGGGGGAGATAGACTCCTCTCGCCTTGAGCATTTGATAGAACAGTTTGGAGAAGACTGTAAGGCAGCTATGCGTAAACAGTTTTCTAGTCGTGGTGACTACCGCATTCGTATGTCGGGTGTTGGTCGTCCCCTATGTCAACAACAACTAGAGAAGCAGGGACACAAACAGGATGTTGCCTACAATGATATAGTCAGGTTTGCAACAGGGGACTTACTAGAAGCCTTTGCAATCTTGGTTATGAAAGCCGCTGGCTTAAATGTTGTAGACGAACAGAAGAAGTGTTCCCTCGAACTCGCTGGTCAAACCATCAATGGAACCTTAGACTTGGTTCTTGATGTGGATGGCGAAGAAGAAGTGTGGGATGTGAAGACTGCAAGCCCGTGGTCATACGAAAACAAGTTCTCTGGTCGGGGTGGTTACGATGTCATCAAGGAAGATGACCCCTTTGGCTACATCATGCAGGGACATTTGTATGCGGAATCAGAGGGTAAGCGGTTCGGTGGTTGGATTGTAATAAACAAATCCAATGGTGAGTGGGACTTTGTAGAAGCACCCCGCGAACAGAGTGAAGACCGTAAAGCCTACTTAGAGGATGCGAACAGGCGTGTCGAAGCTATCACGAATGATGCACCCTTCAAGATTCCCTTTCAGTCAACACCGGAGATGCACACTGTAGATGGGCAGAAGGTAGAGACGGGCAACCGACTCATGCCCAAGACATGTACGTTTTGTTCATTCAAAACAATATGTTGGAAGAACGCAGTCCACGCTCCTAAAGCAACGTCCAAGGCAAAATTCAAGCCCTATACTTGGTACACCAAGCACACAAAGGATGTTGCCTAGCTATGCCTATCTTGTACACACGAGGTTACCCCCTCGAACTTTTCGACTTGAATCCAGAGATGCGCTGTGTGTTTGTGGAGTCACACGAGAAGCGAGGGGGTGGTCCTGCAACTGTTGATGTTCGCAGGATGGAGACATCCCTGCCCCTCACTATGCGTGATAACTTCTCAGCAGGGGGAGCCTTGGCTTGGGAGAGTGAGGTTCGGGATATCAAGCTCATAGAAGAGGAGTTTCAAATTATTATTCATCATCTTAGACAAGGAGTTCTTGTATGCCTTCCGACACTTCTACTATCAGAAGAGATGGCACTGCTAGAAAAACGTTCCCCAAAAGTAGGACAGTATCTGTTGAAAAGGCTAGACGGAATGAAGGCGGGGTTTCCGTTGCAAGGATTATGAGAGGCACTAGATATAGGTCTGCGTTCGAGATTAACATAGCTAAGTCTCTTGCAAACCGTGACGTACCTTTTGAGTATGAGAAGCACAAGTTTGAATACATACCCAAGGTACGTACCTACACACCCGACTTTTACCTGCCACAGACAGGCATATATGTAGAAGCAAAAGGCCACCTAGATAAGGGGGACAGGGTTAAGATGCAGCTTATCAAGCAGCAGCACCCAGACTTGGATATCCGGTTCGTGTTCCTACGAGCTAGTAACAAAATTTACAGGGGTAGCAAAACAACCTACGCTGACTGGGCAAACCGCTATGGTTTCCCGTGGGCTGAAGGTGGTATACCTCAAGATTGGATTACAAATGGCTGATGAAAGAGAATTTGAAAAGGCAAGCCTACTACCTGAAAGATGGTACATTATACTGAGCAGGGTTAATGATGAGACCTTTAACCTGACTGCCTACGATACAACCACTATAGTCGAAGATGATGTTGAAGATGATTTCATGGATGCTGGGTTTGTGGCTCAACAGGGGTTGATGGAGTTGCTACAGAATGACTTTGATAGGGTTATGAAAGCAGGCATGGCTCGTATAGCTTTCTATGATGTGGCTGATTCTATTATGGATGACATCAAAGAAGAGATTGACATTATGGATGAACCTAAGATATTGTCCAGAGAAGAGAATGTTGTCAAGGTAGATTTTGGGAAAAAACAATGAAACGACATGAAGCGTATATGAAACAAAAGATTGAAGAAGAGAACGAAAGAGCAGGTAAGGAAGCCTATGGTAATGTGGTTGTGGACATGGTTAACAATCCCCCACACTACAACAGTGCAGGAATAGAGTGCATAGATGCCATACAAGCAGCCCTAACCCCAGAAGAATTTAGAGGGTACTGTAAGGGTAATAACCTAAAGTACACATGGCGAGAACGCTACAAGAACAAAACAGAAGACCTAAACAAGGCCGCATGGTACTTAAACAAATTATTAAAGGTTCAAGGAGAAACCAAATGAACAACCAACTGCCCACTGTATATCAACAATTCATCCACAAATCCCGCTATGCTCGTTGGCTCGACAGTGACAGTCGCCGCGAACATTGGGGAGAAACTGTAGGGCGGTACATAGACTTTATGACTAGCCACGTCAAAGAAAAGTGTGGTGTTAGTATTCCCTCTGACGTTATCAAAGAGGTTGAGGAAGGGGTCTTGTCCCTAGGTGTTATGCCGTCTATGAGAGCAATGATGACTGCAGGGTCTGCCCTATCTCGTGACAACATCTGTGGCTACAACTGTAGTTACATACCTGTTGATAACCCACGTTCCTTCGACGAGTGCATGTACATCCTGATGTGCGGCACCGGAGTTGGCTTCTCTGTAGAACGGGAGAACGTAGATAAGCTGCCTGTAATAAGTGATGCCATGAACGAGTCCGACACTGTTATCAAGGTAGCAGACAGCAAGCCGGGGTGGGCAAAGTCCTATCGCGAACTCGTTGCGTTGTTGTACGCAGGACAGATTCCTACATGGGATGTATCCGATATTCGTCCGGCGGGTTCGCGGCTAAAGATTATGGGGGGCAGGGCTAGTGGACCGCAACCCCTAGTTGACCTGTTCAATTTTACTGTCAAGATATTCAAGAAGGCAGCAGGACGCAGACTATTTCCTATTGAGTGCCATGACCTTATGTGTAAGGTGGGCGAGGTAGTGGTTGTAGGTGGTGTTCGCAGGTCAGCCCTGATTAGCCTATCTAATCTTAATGATGACCAGATGCGCCACGCCAAAGCTGGTGAGTGGTGGGATGAACCCGACAAACAAATCTATCGTAATGGACAACGAGCCTTGGCGAACAACTCTGTTGCCTACAAGAGTAAGCCTGAGATGGGTACGTTCATGCGTGAGTGGCTTGCCCTGTACGACAGCAAGTCTGGTGAGCGTGGCATGTTTAATCGTGAAGCTGCTGACAAGCAGGTGGCTCGTAATGGCAGACGAGAGACAGGACACATGTGGGGTACGAATCCCTGCAGTGAGATAATCTTACGCCCGTACCAGTTTTGTAATTTGTCAGAGTGTGTGGTTCGGGAAAATGATACTCTTGAAACGTTGAAACAAAAGGTTAGACTAGCTACTATTCTTGGAACTATGCAGTCCACCCTGACCGATTTTAAATACTTGAGGAAGGTATGGAAAGACAACACAGAGGAAGAGCGTTTATTAGGTGTGTCCTTGACTGGTATCATGGACCATCCCGTTTTATCCAAAAATGTAGACAGCAAGCGTTGGCTAGAAGAAATGCGGAAAGTCGCAGTAGATACGAACCGGGAATTTGCGAACATGCTTGGAATCCCAGTGAGCAGTGCAATCACCTGTGTAAAGCCGTCGGGTACTGTGTCTCAACTGGTGGACGCAGCCAGCGGGATACATGCAAGACACAACGACCACTTTATCAGAACAGTTCGCGGCGATAACAAAGACCCCCTGACACAGTTCTTAATCAATAGTGGTGTGCCGTCAGAGAGAGACATGGGTAAGCCTGACAGTGTTACCGTATTTAGCTTTCCTATGAAGTCGCCATCCGGTGCCGTTACAAGAACAAAGATGTCGGCCCTCGAACAGTTGGAACTGTGGAAGACCTATGCTATACACTGGTGCGAACACAAGCCATCCATTACTGTAACTGTGAAGGAACACGAGTGGATGGAAGTTGGTGCATGGGTGTACGAGAACTTTGATGTAGCCTCTGGTGTATCGTTCCTGCCCCACAGTGACCACACATATCAGCAGGCACCCTATCAGGACATAGAACCTGACGAGTACTTGGAGTGGCAACAGCGTATGAATGTGGTTCACATTGACTGGGAGAACCTAGCAGAGTTCGAGAAAGAAGATAACACCAGCGGTTCGCAAGAACTTGCCTGTTCATCAGGTGTGTGTGAAATCGTAGACTTGACAGCAGCATGAGGTGCTGGCACTGTAACACAGAGTTGATTTGGGGTGGGGACCATGATTCAGACTCCGAAGAATTTATCATGGAAACCAACCTGAGTTGTCCAACCTGCAACGCATTTGTAATGGTATATCTACCAAAGGATGAAGACGATGAGTAAAAAACAAAAAAACACCGTCACAGTGGACGATGTAGAATACGATGTTGACAAGATGGAGTTTACAGAACAGTATCTTGTTATGCAGATTAGGGATGTACGCGACCAGATAAACAGATTGAATCTTAGGCTAGGTCAGCTACAGGCATCACAGTCAACTTTTATGAAGACGCTTGCAGAAGCGTTAAAGAAAGAAGCAGCCTGATGTATGGTATGGAACCCGCAGTGAGTGACCGTAAGAAGTTCGACCTAGACCTGTCCTATGGTAAGGTTCGCGAACAGCGGGTTGCTGACATGCTCACAGACAAGAAGATAGAAGTAAAGTCTGAGCGGGGCATGTGGGTAAAGACAGGCAACATAGCGATTGAGTATGAATCCTATGGAAAGCCTAGCGGTATCAATGCTACGGAAGCCGACTACTGGTTCCACAATCTGTGCATAGGAGAGGATACTTTTGCAACCCTTGTGTTCGACGTACCATCCCTAAAACGAATCATCGACAACCTCGACTACAAAAAATCCGTGAGCGGCGGTGACAACAACGCTTCACGGATGTATCTCTTGAACTTGCAGAAGTTATTTTCTTCTGATGTAATTAAGGCGTATAAAGATGAGCAACAAGCACCCCAAGGCTGACCTGTTCACCCTAACAGCAAAACTAAACGACAAGGGTAGCATCGAACTAGACATGGACTGTGTGAACGCCGACCAGTTTGTTCGCCTAATGGAAAAAGACCTGCCAGCTTATGAAGGAACCTTCAAGGTAGCAAGTCTTCTTAGGTACTTAAAGTCTGTAGGAGATGAGGTCCTAAACAAGTCGAGCAGGTATATCTAACCCTTGTGAACTTTTTGAACCTCGAACGAGGCTCGTAGGCTAGACCCCTTGTGACGTTTATAACCGTCCTTGGGGTTTTTCATTAGGCGGTAACTCCTGCCACTCTTCATCCAGTGAAACCCCGGCGGGGCTGGTACAGATTTTTTCATTGTTACATCTTCTTCTTTGTTTTGCCGCCGTACATCATGCCTTCCATCTTGTTCGTCATGGGTGACGGGGCTGACATGATGGACCCCATGCCACCCTGTTTCGAACCGGACTGTTGGGTTCGCGGCATCATAGGGTTCATTTTAGGGTTCATACTGGTATCCGGGTTCATGGGGCTGCGAACCATTGAGCCATAAGCATAGCCCTTGGCCTTACCGCCACGAGCCATGAAGCCCATCTTGTTTCGGACAGGCTTGGGTAATTTGGCAAGTCCCTTATTGCCCTTGGGTATCGGTTTCATCATTGTCTTGTTCCTCATCATATAGTGTGGGTAGTTCACGCTGGCCTATACGAGCTAGTTCTGTAAAAACAAACTCAGTCAGTAGACCGTTCAAATTGTCGATATCTGTTCGTGTAACCAGTTCAGGGTATTTGAACATGTTGTTTATTATCCGTGCCGCTTCTTTGTTACCGGCTGCAAGTTGCAGGGTTTCTATACCTGACTGTGCAGCAATTCTAACTGCAAATTCTGAAGTGACATAGAGGGGACTGACCATTCCTCTGCTGATATTGTAAAGACGACTCAGGCCCTCGTTGACAGAATACCCATTTACAACACCATCTACGTTCATCCGCGAACCTGCAGCGCGGTCTAGGAAGTCTGCAATATCGCGCAAGTAATCTACGTGGTCTGCTCCTAGCATAGAGTCCAGCATCTCACGATTTTCCTGAATGTCCAAAAGCATAGTTTCAGGAGTTGTAAATTGACGAACCTTCATCTTGTCCATGTTCAAGGCTGTCATCTTTGCGCCTTTTACAGGCTGAAGACTGCCACGGTTCATAAAGCCTTTGGATATCATGCCGCTAATTGCACGGTCTAGCATGGCTCCCGCTTCTTTTTCTGTCTTGCCTGTTTTGACAACAGAGGAAATAAAACTGGTTCGTAGGGTATCTAACTTACTTTGCGAACCATTTAAGACATACGACTCGTAGAATCGGTCAGGAGTTATATCTCCTGTAAATCCCCTTAGTACGTTCAGGGAGTCTTCATCCATCTTTACGTTGTTCGCAGCATTTAACTTAGCTTGGCTAGAAGCATCTGCAAAGTCTGATGCAAACTCTTTGTACCTTTTCTGAACAGCTTTGCTATCTCTAAGGAGCTTGCTTATGTCCCTCTGTTCAGCATACATGTCCCCTAAGTTTATCAAGGGTATTTCTTTTGGAGGACCCCCGCCTTGGATAACTCTAATGGTGGTCAGGTCTTCTATTACACTTTGGTCTGCAAGGTTCTTAAAATTATAGCCCCCATCTAGTATACTTGTGGGGCCATCTGTTTTTTCAAAGACAGCTATAGCTCTTTCAGTCCAGTCGGCGTACACCTGTTCGTGAAGTATGTTTTGAATGGCCTCAAACTTGGCCTTGCCTTCGGGGGTATCCAGATTGAATACTACCTGTCCGTTGACTCTATCACCCCAGTCGGTTGCAAGGTTTTCAACCATTGTTCGAAGAGCTTCTTGGTCAGCAGGTTTGCCCTGCAAAGCTCCTGTTATTTTTCCTGTTATTGGGCGGTAGTTACTAAGAGGAGTGTCGTTCGCGTAACGATACCGTGTCAT